CGAATCGGGTCCGTGCCTTCGTGTCATCGATGTTCAACTGGGCAGTCGATATGTCCTACATCGATGTCTCCCCGGCAGTCAGACTTCCTTCGAACGGTGAGATCTCTCGTACCAGAGTCTTGAATCCTTCCGAGGTGAAAAAGTTCTGGGATGCCATCGACGTGATCGAGAACAAAGATCAGCAATGTGCGGTCCGCGCCCTTCTCCTCACCGGCCAGCGTCGGAATGAGATCGCCACTGTCGAGGCACATGAGATCGAAGACGGCTGGTGGACCATCCCGAAAGAGAAGTCCAAGAACGGTAAGGCCCATCGGGTTTATATTTCAAATGAAGCGTGGCCGTATTTCTGGACTGATGAAGGGTATGTCTTCAAGTCTTCCCGAGCCAACCACATCAATCGCTCCACCCTAACTCACATCGTCCCGAAGATCGCTGAAGCAGCTGGCCTTGGAGATGTCCGCTGCCACGACCTTCGTCGTACTGTAGGAACCTTCATCCAGGGTCAGTTCCAGTCAGCGGTCATGGACAAGGTCTTAAACCACCAGGAGCAGAACAAGGTAACTGCAACCTACGGTCTCTATGATTTCGACAAAGAGAAAAAGGCTGCGCTCATCTGGTGGAACAACAAGCTGAACGAGATCGTCAACGGTCGTACTTCTAAGGTGGTCTCTATAGCAGCGTAGTTATTTCCAAAACCACTCCAGGGGGGAATGCCGTGATCGCGGTCCATTCCCCCTTTTCGTCTCTGGTGGTTGCAATCTTGACCACGTCCTTATTCTTCTTGATGAGGAACCCCCAACTCTCCAGGATGGGTGGATCCACATCTTCCTCTGGTTCCCAACCTGCCGTCGCAATCACGTCACGCCACCGTATTTTGACCAGTTTGGGACGTTTTAGGGTGTTTCCCCTGGTAGGTCTCTTTTCATGCACGTCAGAGGCCCGTTTGTTTTCGGACAATGTCTCAGAAATGGCATGAAACCGGGGTTTTTTGGATGTTTCTTGCAAAATAAACCCTCCCTAAATCACCCCTGAAAAACGTTGAAAACAAGCCATTTTTTTTAATGGCCCAGTTTAGCGGGTTACTGGACTTCTTTTTTCTCTAATATGGGATCGATCCAATCGGTGTGGATCTGGTGCCAAACCTCTGGGTTATCAGATCCCAGCCCGAACAACAAACAGAACCTTGCCATGATTGCCCCGCGCTCCTTCTTTGTCCCTGCCTTGTTGTAGTCATTTTGATATTCTGGAATGCGATAAGGCACGAGCATAGCGGTATCTCCTAAAGATATGGGGCAAGACGTGGTGCGTTCTGCCGGGTTTGATTGATGTCTGTCTTTGTCAAACAGTAGTTGCATTGAGGAACTCCTGTAGTTCCCTACCCTCATATTTCCGACAGAGATATCTTAGGGAGAGTTCAAGGATGTCGTAATCACCGTCTTCGACATCATTGAGAATGATGACGCCCGTCCAGGACTCTTTGGCTTGCGGTCCCAGGTATTCTTCTGTGTGCAGGTAGCAGCTGCCAGCGATGAGGCCACGCTGTACCTGTCCATTAGGGAGTGTCCGCGAAGCCAGGTCTTTGCCTTGCCTGTGGCCTTGGACGAAGCTGAGACCTACGTTTTTCAGGATGTTGTGGCAGGTGCCACCGTAGGGTCTCGAATTCATCGGACGGCCTTGAATGGATACACGTTCCATCCATCGAGGTCCAGGAGGTGGAGTCCAAGAATGCCATCCGTAGCTGGATGGTCATCGATATACCGCTGGAGTCTCCACTCATGGTTTCCCATGTGAAAGTGAAATTGTGGAAGTTCCTTCATCCTCTTCAGAGGTTTCCAGAACTGCTTCATTGCACGATTTCCCGCATCGATGTCAGCTAGGATGCGCTGACCTTCGATCTGTCGTCGCGGGGTATAAGTAGATAAAGATGAGAAGTCCCACCAGTCGCCAATCATTACGACATGATCTGGACGGTAGGTTTTGACTGCTTTCGCAATCCAGGTAATGTGTTCTGTTCTAACTTCCGGAGACACCTGGGTGTCCGGAATGACGAGGATTCGCACTCAGAAAGGAGCCGGAAAATTATATCCAGATAATGGTTCTAATCCGATTGCTTCTGGTCTTTGCTGAGTCTGTGATGTAACTGCAGCCCTCGGTATCACCAGTGGTGGCAACTCTCTTGTTGTTGCTCGTTTTACTTTACCACCACCAAACAGTCTCTTGCTTCCCTTGATCACCGGTGCTGCAATTATGCCTATATCCGTTATGCCAAGGAAATGTCCAATCTTCCCAATCAATGAACGTGCCTCTTTGGACCCTACCCATCCGGATCTCGTCGGGTTTATGGGTGGTGGTTGTGATCTTAGAATTGCCCTGGTCAATCGTCGGATCATAGTGAGTTCTTTTACAGTGAACAGTTCAGCTGCAATCATACGACCGTCTCCAAAGATAAGGTCGGCAACTGCTTGCTTGAAATTGATACCACTAAAAGGTTTGCCGGGATCTGATCCACGGGCAGCTTTAAGGAGTCTGAGGAAGTAAGCCTGTCGCAGGTTCTGCCAACCTTCTGAGGTTGCCAATCGACTCGCTTCTTCTATGCCCGTTTCTGGGTTTGTCTGAAATATCTTCTTGAGACGTTTGACGATTTGCGCTCCATTTATTTTCTTAAATGTCTTACTGGCACCAAGAATGGCATTGATTGCCTGATCTCCTGTGTAGTCCGGATCATCGATCATCAAAGAGATAATTCGACCGACGTTATCTTTTGCGTGCTGTGGTTTGAATTGATCGGCGTATGCTGTATTCAATTTTCGCGCATGTTTTAACGTATCCAGTATTGTATCGTCTCCAGTCACCACCGCTTTATCAACAAGACTATCCAACCACTTGTCATATCCATCTTTAATCAGCTTCGCTTGTGCTTTATCAGTTGGATCTAAGGTACTTCCAACGAATCGACCCAGTTGTTTCCTTGCTTCATCCAGCCAACCGAAGTTTGGAGCAACACCGGATTCATCAATCCTGGCAGCGATTTTTTCCAGGTATTTGATTGCTGCAGCAGACTGACTTCCTTCTTGTGCGCCTGGTATAAAGACATAAGCTAATTCTGGTTGTCCTTTCGCAAGTCTCTGTGCATGGAATCCCTGGAGTTCTTTATCAACGAATGTCATCATGTCGTCGAATGCTCTCGGTTCCACGAAAGTCTGTTCTGGCACTGCTTCGTAAGCTAGATCGACCTGTTGTCTAGCTGTACCTGCAGCCCCTTTAATATCTGTTACGAGATCTGCACCGACCTGTGCTTCGTATTCTGGAACTGCGCCTCCTAATCTAGCTGCAGTCGATTCGACAGCACTACGGACTGCTACATCCTGTTGACCGACAAGTCCTTGCATTGCTGCTTGCGCTTTATCACCCCTGGCACCTGCCCTCATTGCTTCTTCTTCGTAGAGTTGAGGACCACCACCTAAAAAGTCTCTGCCCTCTTCACCTGCTGCAGTTACCTGGGCCTGACGTTGTCCAGTGGTATAAGGAATACCGAATTCTATTTCGTCACTTATTGCCTGTGCGGTTTTAGGTTCTGCAGTTTCTGCAACTCGTGCTGTTGCTGTTTGCTCTGGAGTCATCGTTTCCAGGATTGCAGAGTCTTCTGGCAATGGAGTTTCAAGAGTGGATGGTTGACGGGCAGCTTTGTACTCCTTGATCTTTCTACCGGCGAAGGAAAAACCCATTCCTAACACTTCAGCAAGCAATCCACCAACAACAGCAGCGGATGCACGAGGCATGGATATCTTAGTTTCATTACTGAATTGATCCGCAATAACATCTCCAGTTATCGAAGTACCACCAGCTGCTATTCCTCCGATTCCCATTCTCCTAACCAAAGTTTTTCCCAAGGTTGCAAGTTTGGCAGCAGGTATATACTGCTCTACTTGGAATAAGATCTGATTCAAATCCATAAGTTGGAAACCAGGCTTATTGATATAAGCCAAAGTATCTCCGACTTGAACTAAGTATCTATCATAT